CAGATTTAAAAATAATCCAAACGACCCACACAACTGAACTCGCGATCCGCTTTGGTCGTAAAGCTAAAACTCTTATGGACTCCCCGGAATACAAACAAGTATTCGATACAAGACTAAGAGAAGATTCGCAAGCCGCGGGTAAATGGGAAACAGAACAGGGCGGTGAATATTATGCAGCTGGTGTTGGATCGGCGATAACGGGACGTGGAGCGGATTTACTTATAATTGATGACCCACATTCTGAGCAAGACGCACTCAATATGACTGCAATGGAAAGAGCTTATGAATGGTATACATCAGGACCTAGACAACGTCTTCAACCAGGTGGATCAATTGTAGTTGTAATGACAAGATGGAATATGAAAGACTTAACAGGTATGTTATTAAAATCTCAAAAAGAATTAAAATCAGATCAATGGGAGATTATAGAATTTCCAGCTATCTTACCTAGTGGTAAAGCTGTTTGGCCTGAGTATTGGAAACTTTCAGAATTAGAATCTGTTAAAGCATCACTTAGTGTTGGTAAATGGAATGCACAATGGATGCA